ATAGCATAAAAAGAGAGAATAAAGAATGATAGGGTGGGTTTGTATCTTCGTGTGGGTTTGCTCTACACTGACACTCGGGTTAACTAGGAATCTTTATGAATTAAAAGTTGAATGCCCTCATACAGTTGGTTTGGGTCAGGGTTATGTGACCGCATCAGTGGAATTATCAGTAATCCCTCTTAGTCAAATCACAGATCTCAGAATTGAGAGTTCCTGCAACTTTGACCTATATACTCCACCTACAGCATTACAAAAGTATACACAGGTTGAATGGAGTAAAAAAACATCAACAACAGATTCAACTAATGCAGGTGAGAGCACATTTGAAACAAAAGCCAAAGAGGTTAGCTTAAAAGGGACCTGTACCATACCAATTGTTGCCTTTGAAACCAACTACAAAGCTCGCAAGACGGTGATTTGTTATGATTTATCCTGCAATCAAACATCTTGTCAACCTACAGTTTATTTAATTGCACCAATACAGACATGCACATCAGTCCGGAGCTGTATAATAGGGTTAGGAACTGCAAGAATTCAAGTGATCTATGAAAAAACGTATTGTGTTGTTGGACAACTGTTAGAGGGCTTATGCTTCATCCCGATGCCTAGTATGGCACTTACACAACCAGGACATACTTATGATGTAATGTCAATCCCTGTCACTTGTTTTCTTGTTGCAAAAAAAGGAAATTCCATTACGAAAATAGCAGTGGAACTTGAAAAATTAATTACTAAAACAGGTTGTACAGAAAATGGCTTTCAAGGCTACTATATTTGTTTTATTGGTAAACAATCAGAGCCCTTATTCGTCCCTATGCTAGATGATTATAGATCTGCAGAAATCTTCACTAAGATGGTTATGAGCCCACAAGGAGAAGATCATGATACAGAGTTGGCTGGTCAAGGTTTGTTGCGTATTGCTGGATCTGTTTCAGCCAAAGTACCACACACAGAGACCTCAGAAACATTACAAGGTATTGCCTTTGCAGGGGCACCTATGTATAGCTCATTTTCAACTTTGGTAAGGAAAGCAGATCCAGAGTATATCTTCAGCCCTGGTATCTTTCCCGAGACAAATCACAGCAATTGTGACAAGAAGGCAATCCCACTTACATGGAACGGGTTTATAACAATTTCAGGAGAGATTGAAAGGATAAGTGGATGTACAGTTTTTTGTACATTAGCAGGGCCTGGAGCTAGTTGTGAGGCGTACTCTGAGAACGGTATATTCAACATCAGTTCTCCTACATGTCTTGTAAATAAAGTACAGAAGTTCCGAGGTTCAGAACAAAGAATAAATTTTGTTTGTCAAAGGGTAGACCAGGATGTTGTAGTGTATTGTAATGGGCAAAAGAAAGTGATATTAACAAAGACTTTAGTGATAGGACAATGTATATATACATTTACAAGCTTATTTTCACTCATGCCAGGAATTGCCCACTCGCTTGCTGTAGAACTGTGTGTCCCTGGATTACATGGTTGGGCAACCACTTCATTGCTTCTTACATTCTGCTTTGGATGGCTCCTTATACCAACAGTGACACTTATCATTTTGAAATTATTGAGAATAGCTACTTATTCCTGTTCACACTACACCAATGAGTCAAAATTCAAATTGATCCTTGAGAAAGTAAAGATTGAATATCAAAAAACTATGGGTTCCATGGTCTGTGACATTTGCAAACACGAGTGTGAGACTGCTAAAGAATTAGAAACACATAAAAAAAGCTGCTCCCAAGGCCAATGTCCCTATTGCATGACAATGACAGAATCAACAGAAAGTGCTTTACAGGCTCATTTCTCAATTTGTAAGTTAACCAATCGGTTCCAGGAAAATTTAAAGAAGTCTCTTAAAAAGGCAGAAGTATCAAAGGGATGTTACCGTACATTGGGAGTCTTTCGATATAAAAGTCGGTGCTATGTAGGATTAGTATGGGCTTTCTTATTGACAGTTGAGCTTGTCATTTGGGCAGCTAGTGCTGATACACCCTTGGCAGAAGTAGGTTGGTCTGATACAGCACATGGTGTTGGAGTGATACCATTAAAGACAGATCTTGAACTAGATTTTGCTCTTGCTTCTTCTGCATCATATAGCTATAGAAGGAAATTATCAAACCCAGCAAATCCAGAAGAACAAATCCCATTCCACTTTCAACTGGACAAACAAGTGGTGCATGCAGAAATTCAAGTGCTGGGACATTGGATGGATGCTACTCTAAATGTTAAGACAGCTTTCCACTGTTATGGGGAGTGTAAAAAGTATGCATATCCATGGCAGACAGCAAAGTGTTTTTTTGAAAAAGATTACCAATATGAGTCCAGTTGGAGTTGTAATCCTCCTGACTGCCCAGGTATTGGAACTGGATGTACTGCATGTGGATTGTATTTGGATAAGCTGAAATCAGTTGGAAAAGCTTACAAATTAGTCTCATTAAAGTACACCCGGAAAGTTTGTGTACAGTTGGGGGTTGAGCAAACATGTAAGCATATAGATATTAATGACTGTCTTGTTACTTCATCTGTTAAAATTTGCATGATAGGGACAGTGTCAAAACTACAGCCAGGTGACACATTGCTCTTTCTTGGACCACTTGAGCAAGGTGGTTTAATACTAAAGCAATGGTGTACTACGACATGCAGCTTCGGGGACCCAGGAGACATCATGTCTACAACTCGTGGGATGAAGTGTCCAGAACATACTGGCTCTTTCAGGAAAATATGTAGCTTTGCAACAATGCCTACATGTGAATATCAAGGTAATATGGTTTCAGGATTCCAAAGATTGATGGCTACAAAAGATTCATTTCAATCCTTTAATGTGTCTCAGCCACATTTAACATCAAATAAATTGGAGTGGACAGATCCAGACAGTTCAATTAAAGATCACATTAATCTTGTCCTAAATCGTGATGTTTCATTTCAAGATTTAACAGACAATCCATGTAAAGTAATACTGCAAACCCAATCTATTGATGGTGCATGGGGCTCAGGTGTGGGTTTTACTTTAACATGCTCTGTTAGTTTAACTGAATGTGGGAATTTCATGACATCAATTAAAGCATGTGATGCAGCAATGTGTTATGGCGCAAGTGTGGTTAATTTGATCCGTGGATCTAATACAGTTAAAATTGTAGGTAAAGGGGGACACTCTGGGTCTCTTTTTAGATGCTGCCATGATACAGATTGTACAAAGGAAGGTCTGCTTGCATCACCTCCCCATTTAGACCGTGTAACAGGTTTTAATCAAATTGATTCAGATAAAGTTTATGATGATGGTGCACCTCAATGCGGAATTAAGTGTTGGTTTACAAAGTCAGGAGAGTGGCTTTTAGGTATACTCAATGGAAATTGGATGGTTGTTGCTGTGCTTGTCGTGGTGTTGATCATTTCAATTCTTCTTTTTAGCTTTTTTTGCCCTATAAGGACACATAAGAAACAAATGTAAATCTACATTAAATAACTGCATACATAACCATACTAATTTAAGAATATATTATTAATTATATTTTAAAAGTATATTTGTCTTATATTCTATGAGTAGATATAACTTATAAAGGACTAATCCTTTCTCTTTCATATTAAAAAAAACTATATCTTTACACTCACACAATCTAATTTGCTTATAACGAGGCTTTT